CGGTTCTGCAGAGAACTCCGTTCCGGCATCACATATTCCGTGAAAGAACGCGGAACATAGGATACCGTCGGCGCAGGAGCAATACCGGAAACCGTGTTGTTTGTCACGTTTTCCAGAACAGGCTCATGCAGCCCGATAGTCGCGCGATACGTGCGCTGAGACGAAGTCTGACCAGCGACACCGGGCGGCGGGCGCTTCAGCTGATAGCTGATACGCCAATAACCAACCGGTGAGGCTTGGCTTTGATCTTCGAACCAGAACACGCCTTCGCGATCCGGTCCCAGGGGGACGAACGTGTGATTGACTGGGGTCGCCAGTGCATCAGCAAGAACGATGTTACTTGCAGCCATGAGTTTCCTCACTTAAAGGGCCAGACATCCGGCCCGGGGTTACTTCTTAATCATCTGACTAAGAAGTGCAGCTAGGCTCAGAAGCTGTTGCGAGCCTAAGTCGCTCCTAAAACTAGGAGCCCGAGGTAGAGGATATGACGTCAGTTTGGTTCTGTAAAATTCGATATACTTGATCGCAGATCTTGCATATCGACACTCTTTGTATTGCGGGGGATTATTCCCGAGATAGTTCTTCCGTTGACCGGAATCAGCTGTCTCGGTACCCTCGTATGCATAGAGTTCAGAAACATAACCAGACTTAAACCTCGTGTCATACAGCAACGAGGTCTCGGCGTTTCGTAAGAAACTGCCAACGTCATAAAACCAGTCCACAACAAAGGAGTAGGGAGTCAGCTCCCACGCAAGGCTTAACGGGTTCAAACTCGTCCATCGGTCGAGTGTTGCTCCCGGTAAAGTGCATGATATCACTATCCTGCACGCTTGCACACCTTTACCTTGAGATGTAACATCCCAGGTATCGTTGCAGATGTAGCGCTTGATACTACCAAGGCCCTCTAAAGGTCGTTTTGCACTCCCTCGAATCGTATTAATAGTTTCGAGTGTAATGTTGAGAGCTTCATTAGCGGCATCAAAGATGTCGCTCATGAGAGGCCTCCAACCGTACTGGAATGCAAGCCAACCATTGGCTAGGTCTTTCCCAGAGCCAAACTTCGATGAGTAGGCATAATTTCTCGCGTTAGCGATTGCCTTCAACATTCGAGCGGTTTGGCCGGCTTCGGCTAGGCTCACGCCTAGATCGAGGCCACCCCGAACTCTTTCGTTTAACCGATTGAGTGCGAGGTTGTAGACAGCTGACCTATCACCAGGTGGAGCTCCGGGACCGTCGTGCCAAGCAAAGTTACTGAAATAGGCTTGGACGTACGTCGGCAGTTTATCCCAAGGCATGGGCGGATACTTTGTCTCAAAACGGCCAACCCAATTCGTCGTTCGATTTATGGTATAGGACCAAGAGTTAGGGTCGTGATGGTTTCCCTTCACGATTCCGCTCGAAGCCACTTTAGCATATTTCAAATGGCGAGAAGTGTTGACGTATGTGGCAAGTATAGGCCCACCCTCACGATAATCCTGCTGATAACCGTTTGTATAAACGTATGTCTCGGAGTTCTTCATTGATGATCACGTCGGTATAGTACGAAAATACGAGACCACAACCCAAACCACGATCACGAAAACGATTGTGAAAGGGTCTAAAGTTATCGTATGCTTCATACGCACCTCCGTAAGCCATGGCATTCCTCGGAATAGCCATAAAGTACCCGCTTCTCACAGGTATTCATTTTGACGCCCTAGCAGCCTTCAGCTTGGCAGTCCGCCGTTGAGGAATGGTCTTGCGGTTAACAACCACAGTGGGCTCGGAGATATTCTTCCGAGCGACCGCCGGGGTTGAAACGGCAGCCCAAATCCTTACGAACAGATCAGCCAGGAACCTGAAGATTGCGAGAAAGCGCATCATGATTACCTTGTGAAATCAATCGACGGCGCATTAAGCCTAGCCCACATGGAAGCCTCTCTGAAGAATACTTCAAAGTCTCGGCAGGTCCAACGTCCGATGTCCTCGAGCGAAAGCACCCCATAAACCGGGTGATCGTGAAGAAGATGTCGAACTAGGTACCAAACCGCTACAATGATGCAGTCCACAAGAGAGACCTCCAAGGGTTTAGACGTAATGACGTCGATTGTGGAGCG